CCTGGTGGACCGTACCGGCAACATCGGGCCGTTCTACCCGGTTGTGAATGGCGTGATTGGGCAGGCCAGCTCGCAGGCTGGTCCGATCCTTGATCTGATCGCCGGCCAGATTGGCGATACCGAACTTGCGAAGGAGATCATGGACCAGATCGACCTGATCTCTGGCTCCGGCCCTGGCTCGGTCAATGACAGGTTGGAGCAGGCGAAGCAGGAACTGGAAGACCTGATTGACCAGGTAACGGACGCCCTGGCCTACGATCCGGCCAAGCCATACACCGTCGGGCAAATCGTTCGGCAGGGCCAGTACCTGTACCAGGCGCTCAAAGCGGTTCCGGCGGATACCCCGCCGCCCGCCGCCGAGTTCTGGTTCAACATGGGCACCATTGCCGAAACAACCCAGGCGATGGCGCTCCAGATCCAGCAGAACAAGGCTTCAATCGAAACCGTGGACGGCAAGGTCACGGCTCAGGCATCAGCCTTGCAATCGCTCCAGGCAAGCTGGCGCGAGGATGATGGAGAGGGCGACCTTTCGGATGCTCTGCATAACTGGGATGCTGCCGCGAAATTCGCCCAGCAGGTCAAGGTGCAAGCCTCCGACAACATGGCTATGGTTGAGCGCGCCACGTCGCTGGATGCGGCAGTCGGCCAGAACAAGGCAGCACTGACCACGCTCGAGCAGGTTGTGGCCACCGACAAGCTGGTAACGGCTGAGCGCATTGACCAACTGAAAGGCGAAGTCGATGACAACTCGGCGGCAGTGCAAACCGTCAGCCAGTCACTGGTCGACACGAACAAGGCGATCGCCTCGCAGTCCACCACGCTCGAAGCCATAGCCGGCGGCGGGCGCGATGGTACGGACGAGGGCGACCTTGCCAGCGCGATCAGCGAATGGAAGAACAAGGCTTCGATCCAGATCACGGCCAAGGCCCAGGCGGATACCGACGGCAAGCTGTCCACTATGTGGGCGGTGAAGATGCAGGTGAACCAGAACGGCCAGTATGTAGCGGCCGGTATCGGGCTTGGTATCGAGCAGAACGCCGAAGGCCTTCTGCAAAGCCAGTTCCTGGTGAGCGCTGATCGGTTCGCTGTTGTTAACACGTTGGCTGGCGGGACCATTACTACGCCGTTTGTGGTGAGTGGCGGGCAGGTGTTTATGAACTCTGCCTTCATCGAAGACAGCAGTATCACGATGCTGAAGATCGGCCAGTACCTGCAGTCCGACAATTATGTCGCCGGCGTACAGGGGTGGCGCCTGGATAAAGCGGGAAACCTGGAATTCAACGGGCCAGCACCTGGTGGTGGGCGTCTGACGATGACCAACAGAGCGATTAAGGTATATGACGCCAACAACGTTAAGCGCGTACAACTTGGAGATCTATCGGTATGAGCCATGGGGTAAGGACGTGGGATGCTTCAGGTAATCTTCAAATGGATACTGATAGTTTCACGTATCAGGTTCTGCATAACGCCCTATACACGCTAACGATGGGTGCCATAGTGACTGCAAGTATTGCCGGGTTCGACCCGGCAACATGTACGGCCGTTATACTTCCCACGCAGGCCGCAGCTAACAACTACTGCTACAGCGCTATGCCGTTTATGTCGGTAGGTGTTGGTTCGGTTGTCGTGCGCTCAAAACACCCAAATGAGCCTGACGCTATAGGATCAACAATGCAGTTCAGGCTGCTTGTAATGAGGTTCAAAAATTGAATTTCGGTCTATCTGTTGTAAACGACGGAAGCTATGTACAGATAGACTCAGAGCAGCCTAGGCTTTGTGCGCTGTATAGTGGAACGTATCAGGCATCTGGTAGTTCATCGGTGTCAGTGTCTTTCCCGTCCGCCATAACCACACCTGAGCCGCCGTGCGTATTCATTCAGAACAGCGCAGCTAGACCGAATGAGCTTTACACGAGTATGACCATTAACGGAGGTCCTGGGGCGTGGACTGGGTTTTCAATAACCTCCCTGAACATCGACTTCAGGCCCGCAGGCAAGTGGTTTGCGGCGGTGTTCGCTTCAATATCCAAGGCCGATTATGGGCTAAGGATGTGGGACGCAAACGGTGTGCTGATTTTCGACTCGGGGGCCGCTCCTGTTATATTCACGAGGGCCAATAATTCATGGTCATATCAGGGGCAGGTTGTTCTAAACGCAACCGCGCAGGCGTACTACTGGGCGAATGGATCTATTGCGCCGCTGCAATCTGATGAGTATTTCATGATAAACCCGTTCTCGCGAGGAATATTACAGAACCACATAAACTGGCTAACGTCAGCTGTAAGGTTCAACTATTCAGAGAACAGGCTTCAAGTGTTCGGAGTTAGTGCGCTATCGCCATGGACTAACATAGGTGCGCCTGGCGCTGTGTTCGCAAGACTTCCTGGAACGTAGTAAGAGTTCTATATTTAACTTTTGAGATCCCGCCATGAGTGGGTTTTTTATTTCCCGGAGAAAAATATGCCTTGGTACAGAACCGGCACAGTTTCAGTAACATTGAACTCCAATGCTGTTATCGGAACCGGCACAGCCTTCGTGGCCAACAGTCGGGTAGGGGATGCGTTTCTAGGCCCAGATGGCGGGTGGTATGAGGTCACAAACATCGCTAGCGACTCGGCAATGTCGATCGCACCAAACTATCGTGGGGCCACCAATGCTGCTGGCGTGTATGCGCTGACGCCAGTGCAGGGGTATACGAAAGACCTGGCCGACCAGGCTCGCGCGATGATCCAGCAGTGGGGGGCCACGCTTGCAGGTCTGGGCACGGTCTCGACCTTCAACGTGGTGCCGGTTGCGAATGGTGGTACGGGTGGCACAACGCCTGCGCTCGCTCGTAGCGGCCTGCAACTGGGCAGCGCTGCTGTAGCCGATATTGTTGGGTTGACTTCGTCCGGAGCAATTATGGAGCAAGGCAGTAACGCCAACGGCGGATACACAAAGTTCGCAGACGGCACAATGATCTGCACCAGGACTGTCGATAACACGGACACCGTGTCATCTGCCGCGACGGGTATGTTTATCGGGGGTACGTTCACCTGGATTTACCCTCAGGCGTTTTATGGGGCTCCTGTATTTGCCGGATCTGCAAAGGCGCCTAACGCGGTTTCATTTTTGTGCACTAACTTCTCCAGTGCATCACAAGCATCGTATTTCAACGTGGCGGCCGCCTCACAGGCCAGCCGGGTATACACCACTTGGATGATCGCAGTAGGACGGTGGAAAGCATGATTATTAAATTGAGTCCGCAAAAACCATTGGCGCCGCAAGAGTTGATCATCAAGAAACGCGGCGATGTTTTGACGATAAATGGCGAGCGCTTCGACTTCCGTGAGGTTCCCGAAGGTGCTGTGCTGCCAGCCTCGGCAGTAGACAGCGACTTCGTGGTAGGGGATGTGTCCCGGGTCAATGGCGACCTGATCCTGACCCTCCTTTTGCCTCTTGGCGCAGATCCCAGCGACGCAGCCATGTTTCCTGACGATATCGTCAACCCACCCGACGGCAACGTGAGCCTTCCTCAATGAATATTGATTTCAGCAAAATGAAAACTGCTCCCCAGCTGCAGGCCGATAAAGATCAGCAAGCTCGCGATGCTGTGCTGGCTTCTCGGCGATCTGCGTACCTGACCGAATCTGACCCCTTGCGCCTGGAGGCGGACTACGACGCACTGAGCCAAGGCTTGGCGCCTGACTACACGGCCTGGCTGGCGTCGGTTGCGGCTATCAAGGCGCGCTACCCGCTGCCGGTCGATGTCGATCCTCTCGCCGACTGATCCGAGCCTGTGTACAGACACCCGCCACGAGCGGGTTTATTTTTGCCTGGAGAAAAGTATGACAACTTCCGATAAAGACCGGGACATCCTGGCGCGCACGCTCTGGGGTGAAGCCCGTGGCGAGGGCACGGCCGGCCAGATCGCCGTGGCCTGGACCATCCGCAATCGCGTGTTCGACGGCAAGGCAAAGTCGTGGTGGGGCGAGGGCTACGCCGTTGTTTGCCTGAAACCCTGGCAGTTCAGCTGCTGGAACCAGAACGATCCCAACTACGCCTACCTGAGCGGCGCCAAAGCGATCCCTGCCGCGCAGTTTGCCCAGGCTCAGCGCGCGGCTGATCAGGTGATCACCGGTACAGCGCCTGACCCTACCGGCGGCGCCACGCATTACTACGCAACCACGATGCCCAGAGCCCCGGCCTGGGCGGCGAAGGCCAAGCAGACGCTGCGCCTGGGGCATCACGTCTTCTTCAAGGATGTGCCGTGATGACGCCCGGGCAGATCCTCGCAGCGATCTTGCTGGCGATGGTCGTCACCGCCGCCGGTACCTGGCAGGTGCAGGACTGGCGGATGGGCAAGAAGCTCGCCGAGCAGACCAACCTGCACCAGATGGACCTGGCGGCGATCACCAGCGCGGCCGACGCCCAAGCCCGCGCCGAGACCGATAAGCGCATGGCCCTGGAGCAGCAGCTCGCCGGCCAGGACCAACAACGCACCAGGGAATTATCCGATGCCCAACGCAACCAGGCTGTTCTGCGCGATCGCCTTGCCACTTCTGATCTGCGGCTGTCAGTCCTTCTCGACGCCGCGGATTCAGCCAGTGGCTGCAACGTGCCTGCCACCCCCGGCACCGTCGGCGTGGTTCATGCAGCCCGTCGAGCCCAACTTGACCCAGCGCATGCTCAACGAATTCTCGCCATCACCGGTGACGGGGACCAAGGACTGATTGCGCTGCGGGCGTGCCAGGCTTATGTCAGGGCGATAGCTCGCTGACCGTCTGATCAGTCAGGAGCCATGAGGACGGCCAGGGTCAGCTTGATGAACTCTTCGTTCTCGTCGATGGTGTGCAGAGCGCCGCGGATGTTCTCAGCCACATCGGCGGAGCCGCGCTGCTCGACCCAGTTCGATAGCTCCATGATTGAGGCTTCAAGAGCCAGCTGGTTTTCGTAGAGCTTGGAGAGCAGGGACGGGAGTAGGTCTGTATTCGGCATATCTGTTCCTCCTTGGAGTGAACAGCTTAGCAGGGGGCTTAATCTTGGGATTTGATTTAGGTCGGCAGGACGCCGTGGGAGGGGATGGATCTCGTACCAATTTTTGTACCAATGACCGTGTAAAGCAGGTCAAAACCGGGTACTCCAAAGTAAGCAAGTGCCCGGATTCATTGACTATTATTACTTTGCCTTACCCCTTTAGAATCGCGGTGTAATTCTGTTCCAGGGACATGAAACTACCTGTGGGATTTTCGCAAAGCGCAAGGGTACGGTGGCCGACCCATCGCTGCAAGCCTGACGATGGCACGGGTTACTCGTCGCGCCCT